TGAAACGACCATCAAGACAGAGACATTCGGCAAAGGTAGAACCAAATACGTGTTTACATGAGAAGAGTTGAAGGAAGTGCCGGTGTATCGCTGATGGAATGCACGAACCCGGTTAAAGACAAATGGCGCATCCGCTGGGATGTGCAGGAAAAAGAGAACGGCTCTGCCTCCTACATGGAAGAGGAGTTCGGACACAAGCCTACTGATGAGGAAATCCGCACATTGGTTATGTCATGGTATAACAGCCAGACTGATGCAGCTATCCTATCCGGATTCGCCTATAATGGCGCCCCTGTATGGCTTTCTACGGAGAACCAATACAACTATAAGGCAGCATACGATTTGGCCGTTCAGACGGGCGGAGAGACCCTTCCGGTTACATTCAAATTCGGTTCGGATGAACAGCCCGAATACCATACCTTTGAAAAGTTGGATAATCTGAAGGACTTCTACATTCAAGCGGTCAGACACATCCAAAACACACTGGCTGAAGGATGGAAAAGGAAAGATGTATTCAACTTGGATTTATATCGGATTGAATGATTGACAATCCCTTCGGGGGAAGGATAAAAAAAAGCCCCCGGCCTGTTAAATAGTCGTCTCACTTACCATTTAAACATAAAGCACCTCTTACCGGCACGACCGGGGGCAGATACCCTCGTTCGCCAGTAAGAGGCTTTTTTATGTAAGCGCTATTCTGCGCAATGATAAGTGAGACAATGCAAATGTACGAAATTTAACTGGATATGAAAGTAATTGAAATACTAAAATTGAACAGGGAGCTTTTAAAAACATGCCATTACATGGGCATACGACCCGATGATGTGCAATATATAGAACTATATAATGAATATAACAAGTTGCATACCAATGGTGAAAAAGTGTCTTATATCGTAGCAACGCTTTCCCTACGATATGGCATCAGTGAACGAAAGGTATATGACCTGATCAGGCGTTTTAAAACCGACTGCAATTTGTGTGCAGTGTAATCAGGACTTCCTCCCACTAAAGGCAAACTCCCCTACCCTACCTTTGTATCGCAATAAACAACATTCATATCATGAACAAATATTATCAAATCTTAGGCAAGGTGCTTTCATCCGGAAAGATGCAAAGCAATAAGAAAGGGAATATCCGCTACCTGCTGAATGAACAGCTGACGCTGCTCCCTGCCGACCTTCTGGATATATTCGAAGGGCATACCATAGCGCGGAAAAAGTTAAAAAACGAATTACAACTGTTTATGAGAGGCGAGCGCAACGTGGAAAAATACAGAGAGGTCGGCATCAACTGGTGGGACTACTGCGGCTCAATCCTTGTGAACAGCTACCCAACTTATTTTGAAAAACTGCCGCCACTCATCGAACGCATAAACAGGGAAAAAAGGAACAGCAAGAACTATATATTGTTTCTCGGATCTACAGGAACAGAAAGTAACCAGGCTCCATGCCTTAGTCTTGTTCAGTTCCAGATAGAGCAAGGAGAACTGGTCATGACCGCCTATCAGCGAAGCAGTGATGCGAATTTAGGACTGCCGGCAGATATTTATCATTTGTACCTAATATCAAGGCAGATTGAGTTGCCGCTAAAATCCATCACCCTGAATCTGGGGAACGTGCATATTTACGAAAACAACATCGACAAAACAGAACAGCTGCTTGCCGGCAATGAAAATGTAAAATTTGAATTGAACGTATGAAAAAGATGTATCTGTCAGCCCCTCTCCCATTTGTCGGGCAAAAGCGCATGTTCGCCAAGGAATTCATGAAAGTGCTGGAGCAATATCCGGATGGAACATTGTTTGTTGACCTGTTCGGTGGCTCCGGATTGTTGTCTCACATTACCAAATCCCTCAAGCCCCACTCCACTGTTATCTATAATGACTTTGACAACTACCGCTTCCGCATGAAGCACATTCCGCAGACAAATCAGTTGCTTGCTGACATTCGCGAAATGGTAGGGAATTCCGTACCACGTCATAAAATCATTAAAGGAGAACTGCGTGAACGAATATTCAGCCGCATCGAGCAGGAAGAGAATACCACCGGATATGTGGATTTCATTACCCTCTCCTCCTCTATCTTGTTTTCCATGAAATACAAACTGTCTGTTCAGGATATGCGGAAGGAAGCTTTATACAACAACATACGTAAGACCAGCTACCCGGAATGTACGGACTATCTTGAAGGGTTGGAAATCGTATCCTGCGATTACAAGGAAGTGTTCAACCGGTATAAAGATATTCCTGGGGTAGTATTTCTTGTTGATCCGCCCTATCTGTCCACTGACGTAGGAACCTATAACATGTACTGGAATATGGCCGACTACCTGGATGTGCTGAATGTACTGAAGGGACATTCATACGTATATTTCACTTCCAACAAATCTTCAATTCTGGAGTTGTGCGAATGGATAGGTAGAAATAGGGATTTGGGTAATCCTTTTGAAAACTGCACAAAGGTGGAATTCAATGCTCACATGAATTACAGCTCTTCTTACACGGATATGATGCTTTACAAGAAAGAGGCCGCCTGATGGTGTTTACTTTGCCTGTATTGAACAGAAAAGCCGCAGACGGTAATTTATACGTCCACGGCTTTTCCTTTCTAATAAAGACGACTATTGCATCCGCTTGATGGCCACACACTGGTACACCTCAATACTTTCCACAATATCCTCATGGTTGTGATTGGTATCACTCTCCACCAGATCCAGCTCCAGAAAGGTTTCCCCACTCAAGCCGGCAAGTCTGGCATGAATCAGCCCGGGCAGGTCAAACACCTTCAGCGCATCTTCCTGCAGCTCGCTTCCATCAGCACTCGAACCTTCCCAGTCTGTCACGATGTGCAGCTTGATCAAAGGTTCTGCCCGGTATTCCACACCGGGAACAATCGCATTCCACTGTATAGGGCAGAACTCCACAAAGACAGCCGGACGCTCCCAGTTCTCTTCCTGCTCGATGAACTCCACATTGTGGTTCCACAAGTCTATGTGCTTGATAAGGTCAATGGCCTTCAGTTCGCTGCAAAGCAGCCGATAAAGTTCTTTTCTCATTTTCTTATGATATTATATTCAATGGTGAAATACTCTGTTAGGTTCTCTTCTACAATCTCACGGACGGCTTTTTCCACTTCAGGCGATGTGCCGAGGAAACGGCGGCGGGGTATCTTGATGGTACTTCCTGCTTTCTTTAAAGCCATGAACATCCAAAAATCGGCTTCTGTATCAAGCCGGGCATTTCGTTTGTCTTTCCGCAGTTTTCCGTCCTTCCTTCTCCCGAACGACCCGGTGGCCTCATAATACTTATGCCAGAAGAAACGCTTCATCCGCCCTGTCACCACTATTTCACCACCATCATTATGAATGGCCGCATAGGGCAGAGAAGTAAAGAAGGTAATGCTGTTTTCCGTCGTCCGGCTCCCAATACTTTTCCGAAGCGCCCCGGTATCTGTCAGTATGGCTCTGCCTTCATCCCGGATGGGGCTTTTCCGCCGCTGCCATTTTTCACTGAAAAAAGCCTGCCGCTCAAAGTTCTTGTCAAACTCATCGCTCATTTCCACCTGAATGTCTTTCAGTATCCGGGCCACTACTTTTTTAACGTCTTCGTTCATTCCCAGTCAAAGTTAAATTTCAATTGTACCGTATCGTCCGGCAAATCATTTTTAGGGTCTGCGGACGCTTTAAGCATATTGTAGAATGTACGCTCACTAATAGCATACACAGGATATATGTACCGCCGCCATATTTCACGGTTCGGTACACCGTGACTGGCATAATGGTCATATATCCTGTTTACTTCTGCTACACGCTTCTGATAACTAACTCCGTGCCGCTTTCCCATATAGGTTTAATCGTTCATAGACGGTTCTACTTTAGGTTTATAGGGACGGATGTCAAGCGTCATTTTTGCGCTTACCATTACCCGGCCACTTCCTTCGCACTGTCTGCAGACTTCCTCAACGGTTTCTCTTCGCTTCTTTCCAAAGATCCGAGAGGGATATTCTACAACTTTCTTCACTTTACCTGTACCGTGGCAAGCACGGCACAGGGCTACTTTCGGAGATTTCTCCACTTCTTGTATCATAGTTCTATTATTTATGATTCTGTCATTCCCAGAGGAATAGGTTTCCACATTCCGTTTTCGTTCTTGATTTCAGCACGGATGAACTGTTTGCTCACTTCCGGCTGGTAGGCTTCCTCAATGATGCGTACACCTTCAATGAAACGTTCATCTCCGGTTTCCATGGCCACTTTGCGAAGCTGCACAATGCGTGAAGCCTTCAGCGTACCCTTTGCATCACGGGCCAACAGACGAAGCACCATGCTCACCAGTGCCTTGGTCTTTTCATCTTTGGCCAAGCCTTCGATATATTCCTTCACAATGGCTATACCGTCTTCCACCGTGTCACGGTAACCGTCGGTCACATACACACCCAGCGTGATTCGTTTGTCGCCTCCACTGTTAGTAAAGGTATGGCTGCGCTGGTCATCCTTCACCTTGGTCTTGAAAAGGTCCGCCTTCATTTCCAGAATGGTTTTGAAGTTGTCCATCACAGTCTGCTTGCTTGCCTTGATCTGCTCACTGATGCCCAGCAGTACCGGAATGGAGTTGGCTATCTCCTCATCCACCATCTGTTTGTACATTTCGCGGTCATTCTTGGCTTTTTCCTCTGCCGCTTTCTTTGCTTTTTCTCTCTGGAAGGCTTCAAATTCCGCCTTTTCTTCTGCCGTCATTACCACGGTTGTTTGTTTCATTTCTTCCATGATTCTTGTTTTTTGGGGTTATTGGTTTTCATAATCCTGCATCAGGTTCGTCTTCCATCAGCATAGCCTCTCCGTTGGCGTATGCCCAGTCAGCCAGTTCGTTATAAAACTCGGCTGCATCTTGCTTCTCCATATCAGAGGTAAGCAGGTTGATTTCCTTTTTCAGATTCTCTAAAATCTTTGTGTTTCTATTTTCCATATCCTATCAGTTTGCCGGAGCATCAGGGTCAATCTGAATGAGTGATACCACGCTCACGGGGTTAATCGTTTGCTTTTCTTTCTTGGGCTTCAAGCCGCCTTTCCGTTGTATGGACCGAAGCTTTACCGCCAGTTCATCCAGTTCGTCCACCGTAATCTGTCTGAACGCCTTGCCGGATATTCGGGGATTACTGCAGAAGTCATTGATTCGTGCCCAGTCGGATGTATCTATGCCCAGTTTCTGCATCAGGTTCAGACAGAGACTCCGTTTCCGCCGCAGCTCCTCACGCAGCTTCTGTCGCCATTCGTCTTGTCCGCTCAGCTTCTCCAGAGCCGTACAACAGGCTTCATACTCCTTGGCTGTCATTTCCTTCAGACTGTCCGTCCGGTTCCACGTGTACTGCAGCACAATGCTTTTCTTGAATTCTTCCCGGTCTCCTGTACAGGGCAGTTTCTTGAATAGTGCGTAGAACCGGGCAAAATTGGTTACTTCCTGTGCCATATCATGATGATTTTATGTTATTCAAACAATACTTTAATGCCACACGAACTGGCCACATCAAGTTCCAGTTTGGCTCCCTTGCTCAGTTCCCAGTCCTTCAGCATATAGATATACTCACAATCCAGCAACAGGCGTATATCTGCCCGCATGTGTTCTCTCCAGTGCGCTTCATCCGGAAGTCCGTTTTTAAATGGATTCACCGGATTGAACCCCATAGTACGCAATCTGTTTTCAGCATCGAGGAACGCACCTTTGCGCTCATCGATATTGTAGTGGGCTATTGCCCCACTGATGTAAACTTTGTCTTTTTCCATATCACTTCTTTTTGATGTTGACTTTACAACTTGGATTCCAAATCAGCACATTACGTGCAAATAATACATCACCCGTTTCTATTACGACATGACCGGGCGTTTTCGCTCTTCTCACTTTCAGGTCACTTTGGATGTTTCGCTCCAGCCAGTCATCCAACACTGCCCGGCTGGAACTTCCGTCCAGCAGAATCTGGAACACTTCCGTTCCGGTGTAGCTTTCAAAAGCCTTTTCGTTATTATCCATAATCACTTTGGTAAATTATTACTTGTTTGAATGATTCCGTCCTCCCATACCACATAATAGCTTCCCGGGTCTCCAATGGCGCGGCCTTGACAATAAGCTTTATAACCGACCACCCGAATCTTCATATCACAGATATATTTCAATCTTACAGCACCGCCACCCATCGGCTGGCTCTTCTTTTCCTGGCTGATCCAGATGAAACATTTCTTCGGAAAGGTTTCCATCAGTTCCACAGCCTGCGGATAGTCCCATCCGGCCACCTGGAAGGAATCAATGATGATGAACTTTGGGCTTTTCGGTTTTTTCAGTCGGGCAATCACTTCCTCCAGGCTACCTTCTGTCACCACGCGAAACTTACCCTGCACCTCATTCATCTTCAAATAACCCATACGCCGTTGGAAACTTTGGTTGATTTTCTCTTCGTAACTCATGTACAGCACCGGCCCATAGTTACACAGTTCCTTTCCAAGCTGCATTACAAAGCTGCTCTTCCCGCTGGCACTGGCACCACTGATGAACCACGAAGCGTTCTCTGCCGGAAATCCGAAAGGTTTGCTCCATTTCTCATTCCACGGCAGAGTAACCCATTTCTTGGCGGCTATTTCCTTCGGACTGTACGCACGCTTCATTATTCCGCTGTCATTTTAAGTTTTTCAATCTCAGTATAGACTCTTCTCAAACCACCGCGTGTCTTCCGTACAATCTGGGCTATATCAGCACCTGCCGGGGCATTTACCTTGGCCACAATACGTGCCTGGTTGTTCAAGAACTGTTCGCGCTCCTTGCCATCATCCGGAGTCACCTTGCTGTACCGGTCACCATAACGGCTCAACATTTCGGTATAACCCACCTTCTTGCATTCTATGGAGCGGTTGATTTTCTCTTTCAATCCGTCTGCCCCCATCATGTACCAGGCGCAGCAGCGTTCAGTGGCATTCCACAAGGCCTTCAGTTCAAGGAAAGCTTCATACTGCAGGTCGCCTGCTTCATCGAGGATGATAAGCGGGGTTTCCATCGAACGGAGGTAATATACCAGGTCTTCATACACATCAGAATACTTTCCCTTACTGTCCACACCAAACTCTGCAGCAATCTTGCGAACCAGTTTCAATTTGGTCTTTACCTGCGAGCAGTCGATATAAACGGCATTCTTGTGGCTCTGCACATAATAACGTGCCGTGAAAGTCTTGCCGATATTGGGCATGTCGCACAAGATACCCGACAGGCTGGACTGCTGTGAAAACTCCAGCTGGGCTGTGATATATTCAAATGTCGGGGTCTTGGCTGCTTTCCATTCCATTTCACCACGGAGGTTCACCCCTAATTTGCGGGCAATGCTTATCCAGTTGGCATCGCTCAGGGCTTTGTCTGTCTGTCCGTTTTTGATTGCACTGTACACAGACGTACTGATGCCCAAGGAGGCAGCATGCTTGGCATCACTGGGATAGTTCACACGGTTGCCGGCTATCGCTGCTATAATCTTCTGTTTTTGCGCTTCTGTAATCATAATTCTAACGCTGTTTTAATGTTGTTCTAATTCTGTTCTTACATATCACTGATGGCTCTCATTGCCTCGCTTATTCCGGAGTGCCATTCATAATCAGATTCCGGATCTGCCGACAAATCGGCTGGCAAATCATCGGATAGTTCCACCGGGGGAAGTTCCAGTTCCTCTTCCGGATCATCCGTTGGCTGATCAGGTGTACCGGTTCCCACCTTTCCGATGGCGTGGTCATTGAGGTATTTGCTGAAATGACTCACAATCTTAGCCTGCTCTGTATAGGCTACCCGGTCTTCTTCGGTCTGTTCTGCCATCACCCGGTTGTAAGTCACTACCGGACGAACCTTGTCAAGGTAGCGGTCGTTCTGGTACAGGAAGACATCCGTAGGCTTGCCCTCTTCATCCGGCAGGAAGTAGGCCGTCACCTTGCGGTTGTTTGGTTCCAGCTGCTCCAGCACCTCCGGACCACTCAGCCACCAGTCCGCATTTACCACACGTACTGTAGAATTTCTACGAATACTGGTATCTACCTTTTCTCCGATATATCTGCTCAAGGTCAGTTTATCAAGCGGTCGAAGGGTCGGATTGATTTTGGCTACGAGCACATCCCAACGGGTCATTCCGGGATATTTCTTTTGATTGGGGTGAAGCGTATTGTTCCATTCTTCACAATCGCGCCGGTCGTCCGCCACAAGCTCCTCAAACGTATAATACTTTCTGTCTTCCCAGGTGTGGTTGCTGCTGTCACTCACTTTCTTCTGGTCCACCCGCCGTGCACCTTTGTTATGCCAGCGGCCAATGGCTTCATGGTTCTTATGTGCTATGGTTGTCTTGAACACACCGTTCAGAGCTTCAGCATATTTCTCCTGTGAGTTCTGTGGGGCACAGAAATGCACAAACTTAAATACCTCACCTGCCTTCAGAAATCCTCCTTTATACTTGCTCATCAAGTGCTGCTCCACCTCAATACCGGCTGGAATGCCCCATCCGTTGCGTTCGATGAGCCGGAACATATCACGGAAACAGTCCACTACCAAGGCATCATCCTTATCCCGCCCGTAGGCCAGCCCGATACGGCACTGGCTCACCGCATCATAAGCATAATAGGCATGCACATACTCGCCGCCTTTCATCCGACGCGGCAAATCCACGTCATCCATCGTTATTTGTGACAGGGAGAACTCACCACCATGACGGTGCATGTGCGGCATTTGCTCATGATAGAATTCCATACGTCCACGCAAGGCTTTTTCTATCAGCAGCTGGCTTGCCGGGTTGTTCAGTATGTTCCGGATAGTGCTTTCGCTCAGTTCTTTCGGTTCCCCGTTCTTATCCGTAAAGTTTTCCGGATTGAATATCTCCCCTGTTTCCAGATCCCATACTTCCAGCTCACCGCATACAAACGACAGATACATTTCATGCACATCACTGCCGTATGGTTGGTTGGGAAGTACTTTCAAACTCATCACCAGGCGTTCGTCCATGTGAGTTACCTTCCGCTTGTTCTGGTTGCCGAATTTTCCGGTTATCAGACATTCGTAACCGTACTGCTTGTATTCGTTCACTTTCTTGCGGAAACGCAGGGTACTGGCAGGAAGATCATGACCAAAGTCTTCGCGTAAGGTCTCGATGGTAGTGGCCATCATGTCCCAGTTATATTTTTCACCCATCAGTTTGCGGTAATCATTGCTTCTGTTATAAAGCTTGATACAAGTATTCAGAACTGAAGCATTCACCGCATATTTCCGGGCAAGTTCGTCTGTAGCTCTGTTGCTGGAAGAATGGGAAGCCCAATCCAAAAAATAGGCTACTGCAGCCTGATCCAGCACATAGTTTGATAGTATCCAGTGGCGAAGTGCCTGCTCTGTTCCTCCGGGGTTGTCTTCCTTTACCCGCTCCAGGCACTCGGTAGGCAGACTATTGAGGGCGACCAACGCGCAATTTCCAGCAGCACCTCCACCACGGCGCACCACCTTGATACGGCCACGGTTCACCCAATTGTCATAACAGGACTTGGTGATATAGCCTTTATCTATGAGCTCGCGTGCAGAAATACACTGTATGTTACCGTAATACACCAACATAGTCACCTCCTATCTTAATGCAGAAGCAAACGCTTGAATTTGGTTAATATCGACAACCGTCACATGCTCGTAAGTCTTAACAGTCTCTCCCTTGAATATTACTTGCCCGCTACCATCTTTGCGGTCAAGTTCAATCAAAGCACCGTTCGGACAATACTGACGCATCACTTTGTCATAATCATGAAACGTTTCTATTTCCGGAGCAACAACCATCACAATACCGCCACGGTCCATCGCCAACTTACGGATCTTTGCAGAAAGTTCGGAGTTGCCACGACGGTCATCAAAACGGATAGCGTTATAAACAGTCTTCTCTGTCACGTTGAGCGCCTTTGCAATAAAGTCGCGGTCAGCTTTCGTAATGTGAATGTACCTCTTGTTCATATCTCACTTATTTTAATGATTAATATTGGAGGGAGTCCGGGGAATCGAACCCCGGCGCAAGAACCATGCACTCCCGTGTGTCTTTCCACACCGTCACCCGTCTCTTAACGCCTTCCGGGTCGTCACGCTGGGTTATCCTGAGTATCTTTACTTGATTGATTCTTTAATTCCACGTTCCGAATGGTCTGCAGCAGCTCTGCTTGAAAACATACACACATTGTATAGACCTCATCTTTAAATCTTGTATTCTGCACTGGTTCTACATCTTTCATCTGAATAATGGCACTGGTTAATTCGTTCATCAGGTTATCCAGCGTCTTGGGATTTACTTTCATCAATAATGTCTCTTTCATAATCTTATATTTAAAATTCGCTAATCACACGCCTTTTTCGTATATTTGTCGCGGTGTTCTTTTTTGAACACGTTGCAAATATAATACGCATTTGCGAATATACAAAGTGTTTCAAGGAGAAATATTCGCATTTGATAATATTTTTATTGATTATGACGGTTAATGAACGCTTTGAGACAATTATACGAGTACTGTTTGGAGGTAACAAACGAGCATTTGCATTGCATGTAGGCATTAGTCCTACAGTGGTTGAGAATGTAGTCGGGACACGAAAAGGGAAGCCCTCATTTGATGTCCTTGAAAAAGTATGCGCAAATGCGAATATATCTGCAGAATGGCTCTTGCTCGGTAAAGGGGAGATGCTAATGGACATGTTCGAAATAAGAAAACCTATGCGTTTTAGCTCAGACCCTGCTTATTACGAAAATATTAATCACGAAACACCTACACCTGATGAAGAACCACAACCAGCAAACACAGATTTTTCTCAGTTTATAAACAAAATAGCAAAACAAGCTGAAGAAATAGGGCAGTTAAAAGAACGGATTAACCAACTTGAACGCGAAAAGGAAAAACATGTATCGGATGCGTCCATTTCCGGTACTGCAAATGTCGGATAGGCGGATTTACTGTTACCATACACCGGTGATGGAAAACGAAGCGTACCCCCTATCATCCCCCATGATGTCCCCCTCCCAAGCAATCCCCCTCCCCTACCTTCATATATGGGTATAAAAACACTGATATTTGGGCATTTAAGAACTAAAGCGTGAAAAATGATAGGTTTTTAGGGGGGGGCTATCAAATAAAAAACAAGGGGTATTTTTAAAATTATAGTATTTTAGTACGTCTGTATCGCACACCGCCAAAACCCTATTTTGAATGTCCAGTTCTATAAAAGTGAATGTCCACTTTGAATGCCCACCTGAATGTCCAGCATCAAAAAAGACCGATTTAAAGCACAAAAAGGGAGGTATAACCACCTCCCCACACCGGATCATTCTAAAGCCGCTTTTATTGCGTTTTTGGCCGCTTATTATTCGTCTGACACATTTCCACTACGCCCGCAAGAAATGAGCGTAGATTGCTTTATTATAGCCTTTTTGGTGCATATAGTGCCGTTCCCAGATAATCCTGCATGCAGCAAATAATTCTTCGTTGCACCCACCTGTTCAGCTGTAAAAACGGTATAAACCGCCGAAATGCTGCTGAAATACCAATCTTTCCGCTTTGTTCCTTCTATTCCGTGCGTCAAATGCACATGTATTACCTTTCCCATAACTAATAATATTTTGTCGCAAATATACCAAATAACTATTATATGGAATAATTTAAGCGGCATTATATCAAATAATCGGGCACAAAAAAAGCAGCCGCAGCTGCCATGCACTCCCCCACCCGAATCAACTATGTAAGCCCTATGTAAACCCAATTAAACCTATCTGCAAATCTGTATGCCTGAAAAGCACCTAAATGTAGCTGCAAATTAAACCCACGTAAACGTTTCGTTTTGCAGAGCCATCCACTCATACCTTGCACAACCTTTTGTATATCAATAGATTTGATGTCTTTTTCTCCCAACCCTCAATATACGTTTCGTTCTGTGCCCCATACTTCCAATGCATTCTGCGCCGTAATCTGTATTTTGCCGTCTTTCTCCGCCACCTGATAATTAAAGACAACAGTCCCTCCTGTAGATGCCGCATCCGCTACAACCATTAAATTCATTCCCATTATAAACACTGCGGTTGGCGTTTCTCCCTTCAACGTTCCATCTTCTTGGTTATAGGTCAACGTCACACCACCGCCATAACCGAAGAAACCGAGCACCTTCACTTCATTCTCTGATTCGCCCGGCAACACGGCCATATTATAATCCGTTGTGGCAGGAACCGGAGCCTCGCCCGCCACTCCAGAAACCATGTCAACATAAGAGCATTCTCCACTAAATTTATAGCGGCCATACAAATCCTTAACCGAAGGGAAACCGGCAGCCGAAACCATTTCCACACCCAATGAAACAGCAAACAAGGCAATCAAAACTGCCTTAAAAATAGAAGTAGACTTTCTCATAGACACACTTTTTTACATTAAAACAATGCAAAAATAATAAAAAAGAAAGAAAAGAAGAGGCTTCGGGCGTTTTTTAACTATAAAACAACCGCAAAAATACAATCCCAATCCCCAGACATCCTTGTATCCACTTGCAAATCGAAAGGCTTTCCCTGCATTTTTCCGGCAAAAAACACTATCTTTGTCCCGCTATAATGAAGAAGAGAAACGCATGATTGTATGTATCGCAGAGAAACCCAGTGTGGGTAAAGACATTGCCAAAGTTCTGGGCGCCACGCAAGACCACCGTAATTATTGGGAAGGCAACGGCTACCAGGTCACTTGGACTTTCGGTCATCTTTGCGAGCTGAAGGAACCGCACGAATATACTCCGCTCTGGAAAGCGTGGAGCCTTTCTTCATTACCTATGATTCCTCCCCGCTTCGGCATCAAGCTAAAAAGCGACAAGGGCATCGAAGAACAATTCCGGGTGATTGAGCGACTGATGCAGGCTGCCGACATGATCATCAACTGCGGCGATGCTGGGCAGGAGGGGGAGCTGATACAACGTTGGGTCATGCAGAAGGCCGGTGCCCGATGCCCGGTGAAACGCCTCTGGATTTCGTCACTCACGGAAGAAGCCATCCGTGAGGG